AAAGAATGTATGACAATGCCGATAAGGAAATCAACGCCTTTTACAGCAAGTATGCCGGTAAAGAAGGCATCTCTATGGCGGAGGCGAAAAAGCGGGCGGATAAGCTCGATATGGACGCCTATGAACGCAAGGCTAAGCAGTATGTGAAAGAAAAGAACTTTACGGATAAAGCCAATGCCGAGATGCGGCTTTATAACATGACGATGAAGGTCAACCGTTTGGAGCTGCTCAAAGCCAATATCGGTCTTGAGATGGCTTCCGGGTTTAGTGAGGTGGAAAAGCATTTTGACAAGGTTTTGAACGAACGGACGTTGGCTGAGACCAAACGGCAAGCCGGCATTCTTGGCAAAACAATCACGAACAATGCGGCTATGGCCAAGGCCATTGTCGGCGCGTCTTTTAACAACGCGACCTTTTCGGACCGCATTTGGATGCACCAGGACCTGCTCAAAAGTGAGCTCAATATCCAGCTTCAGCGTGGGCTGATTGCGGGCAAGCATTCGCGGGTTTTGGCAGCAGATATTCGAAAGCGCTTCGACGTTTCGCGAAGCAATGCCGAGCGGCTGATGCGAACGGAGCTTACCCGGGTGCAAATCGAAGCCCAGCGTCAAAGCTATATTCGCAACGGCTACGACTATTATGAGTTCATCGCCGAACCGACTGCGTGTTCAATTTGCCGAGTGATGGACGGCAAGGTCTTTCCGGTAAAAAAAATGCTGCCGGGAGATAATGCGCCACCGCTGCATCCGAATTGTCGATGTTCGACGGCCGCTTATATGGGCGAGGAGGATTTTCAGGATTGGCTTGCTCGGGTTGGCGGCAATCCAGGCGATATTAAGTTGTTAACCGGCGCTGAAGATGGTAAAATAAGCCAAAGAAAAAACGTTTTAAGCGGCGCCAAACGCTTAAAATCCCATGAAATTAAAGATTGCTACAAAACCACGAACCCGAATTACCGTAAAGATCGACGCTATCAGGAAAATTGCCAGCGATGTGTCAATGCGTACGAAGCCAGGCGAAGAGGTTATGACGTTATAGCAAGGCCGGCGCCTCAATCTTCGGCCCGCGATAATCTTGCAACAATGAAGCATCCGAAAGGATGGCCCGCGGTTTATGAAAAGGGGCCCGCGAATATTGAAAAAGTTAAAGGCGGGACGGCGAAAACCGTTAAGACGAATATTTGCGAAAGAATGGCTGAGTATGGTGATGGTGCAAGAGCCATTGTTAGGATTCGGTGGCAAAAGATAAAATCAGGACACGTTTTTATGGCTGAGCAAGACGGGGACAAAACGCGCTTTGTCGACCCCCAATCGGGGGAAAAGGATGTGGCATATTATTTTGATCCCGGAATGATTAAGCCGACGAAAACACGTCTTTTACGTGTTGATGATAAGGCATTTACGGACCTTATCGAAAATTGTTGCGAGGAGATGGAATCATGATAACCGTTCTGCAAGCCTGCGAGATTACCAGTAGGGAAGACGGCTGGCAATTATTTTCCCAAATCGTCGACTTGGGGGGTGAATTTTTATTGATTCCCTGTGACGAAAACGGGGGTGCCCTGGATATTGGGTCAATTCCAACCGTCGATAAGCTTACTGGAGAGGTCGGTGCTTTCTTTTACCCCAAGCGGCATAAAGAAATTGAAAGCGGTATGGACGTTGAAGTGCCCAATCAATATAGGCCACGGAAAAAATAAAAACAATCAATAGCACCTTCGGGTGCTTTTTTAGTACAAAAAATAATAAGGAGCGTGGAATGAAATATCGAAAAAAACCCGTAGTTATCGAAGCCTTTCAGCTCGACGAAAGACCGCTAATAGGTGAAGCCTGGTTTTGGGATGCAGTAAGCAATGATCAAATTATTACGCACGATTTCGGAAAAAGTTATAGTAACCCGGCTTGGTGCGAAATAAAAACGCTTGAAGGCATTATGAAAGCACAAACTGGTGACTACATTATTAAGGGCGTTAACGGTGAAATTTATCCGTGTAAGCCTGACATTTTTGAAAAAACGTATGAGGAAGCAGAATGATCACCGTCACGGTAAATTCGGACCGCATCGACATACGCGGCCACGCCAGGGCAGGCCCCTATGGGCAAGATATTGTTTGCGCGGCGGTGTCCGCCCTGGTGCAAACACTGGAGCAGGCTATTCGCGAGCTCACCAACGACACGATCGATTGTGAGATCGGGCCCGGGTATTTCAATTTGATAACAAAGCATCTGTCAAGCGCTTCGTGGCTGCTGGTGGATGCTTTTTTATTGGGCATTTTTCAGATCGCCGAAAGCTATCCGGGAAATGCCCGCATTGTCCGGAAGGACACGCCGAAGCCCTGACGGCGTTAAAACAGGGGGATATAGTCCAACGGATAGTGACTTAAAACCTTTAGGAGTAAAACATGAAAAAAGAATGGAATTTACAGTTATTCGCTGATGATCCGACTGATCAGAAGGACCCGGCAGAAGAAAAGCCGAAGGATGAACAGGAGCCGAAGCCTGAAAAACCGGAAGGCGAAAAGAAGTACACCGACGCCGACGTCGACAAGATTGTTGACAAGAAGTACGCCGCCTGGAAAGACAAGTACGAAAAGGACATGAAAGATGCCAAGGCGGAAGCGGCGAAGCTTGCCAAGATGAATACTGAGCAAAAACAACAGTATGAAATGGAAAAGCTGCAGCAGGAAAACGCGGCGCTGAAGGCGCAGGCCATGAAGGTTGAGCTTGGGCGGGAGGCGACGACACTGCTCAAAGAGAGCAAAATTGACGCCACCCAGGATATCCTCGATTTTGTGGTGGGGGATGACGCCGAACAAACCAAGGCGAATATCGACAAATTTGTCGCGATTATCAACGCCCAGCTCAAGGCGGTGGAAGTGTCACGGGCGACCGGAGCAACACCGCGTCGATATAGCGGCGGCCAGCAGATCAGCGAGGTCCAAAAGCGAATTGCTAAGTACAGGAAAGGATAAATACAATGACCAAGAAGATGAATTTACAACTTTTTGCGGATGGGGACAATCAGAAATTGTCTGCAAGAGATTACCAGCTTGATTTTAAAGAACTGCTTCAAGCGGTCTTTGCCGTACAGGCCTATTTTGCTGACTTTTTCGGCGGCGAACTGGAAGCTCTGGATGGCGTGCAGGAAAACGAAACGGCTTTTTACGTCAAGACCTCGGACATTCCGGTGGTGATTGGGACGGCCTACAACAAAGACGCTAACACCGCCTTTGGCACCGGCACCGGCAAATCCAGCCGCTTCGGCAACCGCACCGAAATTATCTACAAAGATACACCGGTAAAATACACCGGCGAATATGTTTTCCACGAAGGGATTGATCGCCACACCGTGAACAACGATTTTGATGCAGCTGTCGCGGATCGGCTGGAGCTGCAGGCCCGGGCCAAAACGACCACCTTTAACACGGCCCACGGCAAATTCATTTCCGCAAGCGCCGGCAAGACCATCGCCGGGGGTACGTCGATCACCAAAGACAACGTTGCAGACGTCTTTAACCAGCTGTCCAAGCACTTTGTGAACGTCGGAGCGGTTGGCACCAAGGTCGCCAAAGTGACGGCGGATGTTTACAACGCGATCGTGGACTCCGGATTGTCCACAACTTCGAAAAATGCTGACGTGAACGTTGCGGACAACGAAGCGCGCAAATTCAAGGGTTTCCTGATCGAGGAAGTCCCGGACAGCCTTTTCCAGACCAACGAAGTGATTTATGCCTATATCACCGGCATCGGCAAAGCCTTTACCGGGATCGAAACTGCCCGCACCATCGAATCCGAAGATTTTGACGGCGTTGCGCTGCAGGGCGCCGGTAAATTTGGTGAATTCATCCTGCCGGATAACAAACAGGCCGTGGCCAAAGTGATCGTGACCGGTGCTTAAGGTGGCGGTTATGCAGTATAAAGTTTTGCAAGCTTTTCACGACCTGCGCGATGCGAAAAAGACCAAAAGCGGGATTGCCTATCATGCCTATCAAGCAGGGGATGCCTACCCCCGCAAAGGGCTCAACCCCTCGGAGCTGCGCATTGCCGAGCTGGCTTGCGCGGATAACGCTCAGGGCGTACCGCTGATCGAGGCGGTGACAGAAGATGCTGGATCAGATTAAACAGCTTTTAGGGCTTACGGACACCGCAAGCGATGATTTGCTGAGTGGCATCATCACCCTCACCCAAGACAGGCTTAAAAACCGGCTGGGCGGGGTAGATGCTGTACCCGATGCGCTTTCCTATATTGTCGTCGAGATTGCGGTGGCCCGGTTTAACCGGATCGGTTCCGAGGGGCTTTCGGCTCACACCGTCGAGGGTGAGACCATGAGCTGGGGATCTGATGATTTGGCCGCCTACGATGCCGATATTGAGGCCTACCTGGATGAGCAGGCAAACATCAAAAAGGGAAGGGTGCGTTTTCTATGAGATACGATCGTCAAATTTACTTTGTTAGCGATGGAAAGCCGGTCTATAATGCGGCTACGGGGGACTATGACAGCCCCGAGCCGACGAAGACGCCCCGGATGGCGTCGATCATGGACACCAAGGAGCAAACCATGCAGCTTGTCTATGGCGGGCTCAAGCAAGGCAGTTTGACGATTCATCTGCAAAATCACTACAACGCCCCGTTTGATCGGATCGCGTTTGGCGGCAAGCGCTACCGAGTGGACGCGAGCCGAAAACTGCGCGTTAAGCACGTGTTTATTGTGTCGGAGGTGCCCTGATGGGGATTGAGATTAAAGGTGCTGAAAAACTGGCCAAGAAGCTTAAAAAGAATTGTGATCTGGGTATGGTTACAAAGGTGGTGCGCTATCACGGTGCGGCACTTCAAAGAAGGGCCATGACGGCAGCTCCCGTTGACACCGGCAACCTCAAGCGTTCGGTTGGCCTTGAAATCACGGACGGTGGCATGACGGCTACTGTGGAACCAACGGCTGAGTATGCCCCCTATGTGGAGTACGGCACGCGGTTTATGAATGCACAGCCGTATATGCGGCCGTCGCTTGAGGCACAAGGACAGGCCTTTAAAAAAGACCTTGGAAAGCTGGTGAAGTAATGGATCCGCAGCAGGAACTTTTTACGACTTTACTCACGGCGATCCGAGCCAAAGGCTACACTGTTTACGACGGGGCGCTTCCGCCGGCGGGGGTGCCCTATCCATTTGTTTATCTGGCCGACAGCCAGTTGCAGGATGAGCCCAACAAAACGGCGGTATTTGGCCGGGTGACCCAAGTGATTCATGTGTATAGCAATGACGTGCGCCGGCGCGGGGCGCTATCCAAAATGCTTTTGAGTATTAAGACAATCGCCCGCAATTTGGAACGCGCAAAAGGATTTACATGGATTTTGGGGGATGTCAATCAACACATTTTGCCGGACAACACGACGGCTGAGCCGCTGCTTCACGGCGTGCTGGAATTGACATTTCAATTTAGTTAGAAAGGAAAAATCAATGCAAAGAATGAATTTACAGCTATTCGCCGAGGCGGTAGCGGGTA